GACCGCTGTACATAATTGGACCAGAAAAACGTGTCGTACCCATGGTACACCTCCTTACAAAGGTTTTGCCCTAGAGTCTTTGTAAGCGTCTGCTGGGTCAGTCGCTAGGGCTAAATTATCCCAGAAAGGAGGGAGAGGGTTGCCCCTCTCCCCAGTTTTCACGCGCCAGGAGAGCCGAACACACAACGTGGGTCGGACCAGCCAAAGCTATAACGCTGGCGGGCCTTAAACCGCACATTTCCGGTGTCAAAGTCACCTTCCATCTTCGTGGACAAGGGCATACGCTCAAAGTGGATGAATCCTCTTGGAGCATCCGTCAAAACGAACCAAGCATCTGTATCCGTCAAGTAGTGGTTAACAACATAACCTTGAGGAAGCATGCCCATGTTCCTCGAGGCGTTGATGTCGTTATCCGCCGTACCCGGACGAAGAGTGGATTCCAACAGGCGATCCGCAACAAATTGAAGTGCTGGCGGAACAATCAGTTTTCCTCCACGAACAGAAACCTTCAGGCCACGCTCATCGACAAAAGCTGCGATGTCAATGAGGGCATTCTCAAGGCTGGTTTCGTTTAGGTCAGCAGCTGTGCTCGGCTCATTACGAAGATCGTTATTGTTCGTAAGAGGATGATCCGTTGCACAAAGCTCCTTGGCATCACCGCCCGTATACGAGCTATCGAAAGCATTGTTCAACGTAGCTGCACCCTTCACCTGTTTGGTGTTGGCCATACTACGCGCCAAGGCCTTCGTATAACGCGAAGCCAGACGGTCGTAGAGATTATCCTCGATTGCCTCTTCCGTGATGGAGAAAGCAAGCGCGATAGTCTCGTGCGTATACCTTGCGGTGTACGCTTCTTGGGCGTCATCAAACGAAACGGCTGTACCTTCAGCCTTCACTGGAGCCGACCCAAAACCGGCCAGCATAACCTCCTCCTCAAATGCTCGTTCTGAGGATTCAGTTTCATAGATCTCAGCTGCTTCGTCATCATACCTAGCATACTCAAGGCCGAAAAGGGCGTTGAGTCCAGGCTCTAGCTCTTTAGCTAGTTGGGCTCTACTAATAGCCATTTTCAGCTCTCCTATACGCCAGTGGTTGAAACAGTACCAGCTGCAATGGACCCAGTCGGGGCATTAAAGCTGTTGTTCAACCGTACAATTGCGCCGATACCGGCAGCCGAGAAATCAGCATTCTCGGGATCGTCTTGCCAACCCATGATACGCATGTTCAGGCTATTGGTAGTAGCAATCGTGCTAATATCCAAGCGACCAAGAGAAACACCAGTTGCGTCGGTGCCAGTAGTAGCCGTAGAGAAGTTTGCGTTTGCAAAGACGGCGGCACGAGCAGTAGCTTTACTCGTCCACGTTGCGTCAGTAGCAATTACAAACAACTGGTTTGGATCATCTGCGACATACGCCTTAACGGGGTGGTTACTATCCGCCCCTGATCCTGGCCAGTAGTTCTTCCATACGGGTTTGCCAGACGTGCTATCCACGTATTCACAACCCATGAAAACGCCAACAAGACTAACCGTACCACCAGCGGCAGCGCCTACGATGTCAATATACCCTGTAGATAGGGGAATAACAGGCGAGCCGTGATAGATCTTGCTAGTATTGCCATTGGCAATCTCATACATCGTGTAATTGGCAACCCCGGTAGAATTTGAGCCTTCCCCTAGCTTACGCAGGGGGCGAAGCCCAAAACTTCCGTTACTGTTTGCCATAATTTATGACTCCTGGCCCTCGTCTTGAGGGCCACCAAAAGTTACACGAGTTTGCCTATCAGGCTTGTTGATAGGCATAGCTGGATGTTGTTCACGAGCTAAGTCGTTATCAACAGCGGTCATTTGATTCTGAGTCATGCCACGATAGTACTCGTTGCGTTCCTCAACAATCTCAGCCGGAACCCTGGCTAATAGAAGGCCACCAACACCAATTATACCCGCATGTTTTCCATCATCGATGGTGGGGATATCAAAGTCGGGGTATTCATCACCGCGCACCAGTTCCCAACCCTCTCGGGAGCGAGCCGATATATTTTTGCGGTCGTCAAAACCCATAACTTCTGCCCGTATCCACCGATGTTTATAGCCTTCCGGTGCGGGAGGTGCGTCCAACATGGACGGTGGTTTCCAAGGTTCTCTGCGCGCTTGTTCAGCACGAGTTTGATTGGTCCTAGGCGTTCTCGTAGACTTTTGGCGAGTTGTGTTCTCAGTAGGCATGATCAATCCCTCACATATTTAGCATATTCTTCAAGAGGCACGTTTAACCTCTTAGCTATGGAAACTTGAGAAGGCGTTAATCGCACAGTTTTCCGTCCACTTCTGTTGCGGGATGCGGAGGCCTCGGCTGACGCAACCTTACGGCTTCCCCCGGTGTTTCTAGACTTTTGATCAAATTTATGCGGAAATTCTGACCTTAGTCTTTTATCAATTTCAGCATAGTATGAATCAGACTGCGGGTCAAACCCTTCATCTTCTACTAACCGTCTATGGATGCCAAAAGCACCATAGGTCATAACCTCATCTTGGCCAAACCAACCATTTTCAGCGGCCCAAGCCTCGGCTTTCGGATCAGGCGTAGGCGCCGCTTCAGGAGGGGGGGCACTCGCTGCCGGAGCAGCTTGAGGAGGGGGCTCTGCTTTCGGGGATTGCGCTCGAGCGGCCCGAAGAGAACCCTTTTCCACGGATAGGTTTGCTAGGGCCTCTTGGGCCTCAACGATCTTGTCAACATCCCCCGTTTCATGAGCTTGTTTCAAAAACTCTTTGGCGGAGTCCATCTGGCTCTTTACTCGAGTCTCAAACTGCTGTTGATAACCCTCGTCAAGCGACCCTATTCGTTGTTTAAGGCTTTCATTTTCCTGACGCACCTTTTCCGCGAAATCGATAGCCGATTGTTTTTGGCGTTCCTCTTCCCGGAAGCGTTTGGTCAAGTTGTTAATGCGGTTTTGAACCCCGGCACTGTATTGCTCTAATTCCTCCGTGGAATCTTCGGATACCTCAACTTTCTCGGGTTCCTCTTGTTCTGAGGACAAATCAACATCAACTGCCTCTTCCTCAGTATCTCCAACATCAATTTTAGATTCTTCCTGCATGGTTCCTCTCCATGGTTGCTCCCTGGTTGCTATACATGCTTGATATCATCGGGCTCTAAAATAGTTGCGATAACCTCATCATCATTGATGATGCGGACTTCACCGCCGCTAATCTTGAAGCGAGCACCGGCATAACGGCCAATGCACACCCAGTCCCCCTCCTTACACCAAGCCCCTTCTTGGGCGTCATCAAAAGGATTCCCAAACTTATTGCGGTCCTGGTACGCAAGGGGTCCAACCCCCAAGACATACGCAACCACAGTAGCTAAGGCCTCCCTGTCTCGCACAGAATCAGGAATATGAATACCGCCATCAGTGGTGGGTTTCCCCATGTAGGGCATTACCAGAAGACGCCACCCTGTTGGCTGCGGCAACCTTTCTTTCAGGCCCTTAGAAACCAGGGACGGATCGAGAACTTTATCGTCCTGGTTAACATACGCAGAGGATAAGGCAGCTTCACGTTTCTTTTCCTGTGAGTCCAGAATATGGTCTGGCACATAAAGTGTTTTCGTCATTCCTCCTCCGATGATTGCAGGAGATCCTTTATCTCCTGTTCTGCAAATTCCAGGCCCCTAAGTTCTCCAATCAATTGCCGATAAGCCTCCATGTCTTTGGGACTTCCGTGGAGAATAGAGTCCTGAGTAAGGTCTATGCGCCCCTGTATAGCCTTTAATACAGAATACGCAAAGGTTGTTGGGTCAGCCATTAATAAATACCGCTAAAACCTTTCCCACGTAGGGTCCCCCCTCGGGAGAGTTTAACTCGGGGGCGTTTGGTCAGCTTTACTGCCCGGAGTCCCGTGGTGGGGATTTCAGGCATCCCTATTGATACTTTATACCCCGTCTTTGTCCTTTTAACGCTGAAGCCGGCGTCTGGGTTTTGCTCAATATGTTCCAAAACCCCTTTTTTGGTGGGGAATGTTTTAGGGTACGCCATCCCTAAAAAGAGCCCCTAAAAGTTTTGCCTTTAACAGCACCACCTTCGGAATACTTGACCCCTGATTTGTTATCGTAGCTCATTCCACCTTGCATGTAGCCAAGGTCATCCACGATAACTCCTCCCATATTCATTCCTTCAGGTATGTTCAGAGCCTTTCTAGCGGCAGCTTTCTGTTCAGGAGTTGCTCTTTTCAAGATTGCTTCTGCGTACGCCCTGTCAAAAAGAGACTCCTCTTCTCCAGAAGTTGTAATAGCAAAGGCTTCCGTTACATCCGCATTAGTAATTTTTTCCTTTTTTCGGGCCGACGTTTCACCCGCAGATGTTAGCCCTGAAACATCATAATCAAACTTTTCCCCATCAATGTTAGGCATCAGAAAGTCCTCGTTTTACTGGCCATACCGCCATCGTTGCGGTTAATTTCTTCTTCTGCTACTTTTTCGGCAAAACGAGAACCTCGTTGGCCTTCTTCATCCCTAAACCAGTTTATCGCTCCCGCTACAGCATCTAAAACAGCCGCTCTAGGTGATGCTTTTCCGAAAGGACTTCTTTTTCTAAGATCAGCGGAAGCCCTAGCCGAAGGCAAGCGCTGTTCGTATCCTTTACGCTGTCCGGGTTTTACAGTTATCTTCTGCTTTTTAGGTTTAGGCGCTTTCTTTTTCTGGTCCTCTAGAGTGCTTCCCATCACAATTTACTCCCTTGTCGAGCCTGTTGTTCCATTTCCTTACGTTCCTCAAAGTTCTGCTTAACAGCAAACTCTTCCGCCTTGCGCTGAACATCAGCTTGGTAGGCAATCGCATCTGTCTTCTTCGTATATAGTACGTCAGGCATCAGAAAGTCCTCGTTTTCTTGGCCATACCACCATCGTGGCGATTCATGTACTTTTCATGGCTTCCAATAATTTCTTCAACACGAGTTCTGTCTATCTTAGAAATGTTTTTAGCCCCCTCCCTCGTCATTTTTTTCAACTTCTCATTAACCTTGCGTCTATCCGTGTTGGATATTGTTCTTCCCCCTCTCTTCAGGTCAAGAAATCCTTCCCTAGTTATACCTACGTCGGGATGCATTTTCTTGAATTCTGCATAATTTTTAGCTTTGCGTACATCTGCCAGATATCCAGCCATCAGAAAGTTCCTTTTCCATCATTGTTGTTGAAATATCGACCTCGGACCTGGAACTCGCTGCCTTGTATTAATTGCTCAGTGCCACGCTCAAGCTTTTCGCGCCCCCATTCAACATGGCCACCTTCTTCATAACCAGCCATGTCATTAATCATTTGGGCGTCTTCCAGAAGACTATCAGCCTTCTCTCCAGCAATATCCATCTGTTCGGACATCTGCTTTACCGTACTATTTTGGTCAGGCATTTTTCTCTCCTAAATGTTTCATGTGAAACATCATGCATTCTTCTTCGCCAAATACGCCTTATAGGCTCGTTTTGCTGCCGCAAGCGTTTTATATAAAGGCCGCCCGGAACTGGAAAAAGTCCAGCCGCCTTTTACTTTCCGAATAGGCATCGATGTTCCCCCTCCTCGGCCCATTAATTGTTTCCCCGTTTGAGCACGGGAGATGGTCATTTAAACCTTACTTTCTCGCTGTGCCTGTTGCTCCATGCGCTCACGATTAACTTCCGCACGAAGTAAGGCAATATCTTCCTGGGAATCGATCTTCTCGCGGACCAAATCCTGACGCTCCTCTTCCTTCTCTTCCTCGAACTCATGCTTGACGGCAAATTCCTCCGCCTTGCGCTGTATGTCAGCGGCCTTGATATCCAATTCCTTGGAGCGAAGCTGCACAAGAGGATCATTTTCGCCCTCTGGCGGTGGCATAAGGGCAGCCATAATCTCTTCAGTGTACTGCGCTATAAGCTCCGCGACCCGTGCCTCCGCATCCACGGGCGGTGGTTGCTGGCCCGCTTGCGCGGCTGCTTGCATAAGTGCTCTCGCTTCCATGTCCACGACACCACGAGCCTGAAGGGCGATGTGCTCGCACAAATGAACCTGGAGAAGAGCGAACACGGGTGGTGAGGAAGCGGGAATGGGCGTCTTCATGAAAATAATGTGGGCCTTCATATGGGCCGAATGATCCTGGCCAGGGAACGCTTGCAAAGACTCCTGAATAATAGCCCTAGAGTTCTCGATAGCTGGATCGGTGGGCTGCGGAGGTTGGGGTTTCGGCAATATACCTTCAATATTATGAACGCCAATAGCCTCATAAATGCGGCGATAAGCCTCGTATAAATTATGCATCTGGGGATTGGATTGAGCCAACTGAAGTTGCGTCTGGGCCAAAGCAAGCCGTTGTGACATGGAGAAGATGTTGGGGTCCGAAACTGGAAGAACATCCACCCGCTCGTCAAAGTCCATTTGCTTAACGGCAGATTCCGCTCCGTACACATTATAGGGGTACATTGGAGGGAGAGATTCGGCGAACACACGAGCTAGCATCCTAAACTCTTGTTTCTGTGCATAATGCAGTCGTTTGTGTATGGCCGACATCACCTTCGATCCGCGCTCAAGAAGAGCAACGGTTGTTCCTACTGCCGCTTGCTGATTGCCGTCTCCCACTTGTAAATCAGCAATAGCGGCGAATCTTCGACCCGCGTCAACTACAAAGCCCAAAAGGGCCATCAGGGTTTGGCTTGGTTCTTTGTACGGAAGCGGGAGTATACTTTCTCGTAAAGCCCCACCGGGAACATCAATATCGCGGAACTCACCAGGAGAAAGAGGCTCATCAGCATCACGAATGCGAATACCACGAGCTTTAAACCCAGCAGGAAGATTAGCCAAAGTGCCGGCATCGATCAGTTGCCTCAAAATGGATGTTGCAGATCGACCCAGACCCCCAATCATATGAAGCAGACCAAAGCCATAAAAGCCCAGCCCCGGTAAGAACTTATAATGTGAAAAATACTGGGTTTTCCGGTAGAGCTCGTCGCCCTCGCGCCAGTTTCTGCGAACAGCCAGAATTTTGGAACTACCCTCGTCAATAGTCACGATATAGGGGAGTTTAATGCCTGTCGGAGCACCATCAAGAGGGCTGGTGTGCTCAAAACCCGGAAGATCGAGGTCTGTGTGGACCTCTAGTATGGTACAGTCCTGATCATCAGCGCCAGATTTCTCAATTCCTATCAAACTACGTTCTTTTTCACGTAATTCGTCATCGGCTTCATAGGGCAAGAGATCTATGTCTCGGTAAAAACCGCCGGCCTGGAACTTGCGGACATCATTCGTGTTCATACGAATGACATGCGTGATCCGCGAGGCCGATTGAAGATCCGTCGCATTGTAGGGGACCAATAGATCGTCCGCCGGCACAAAGCGCGAGACCGCACGGTCTAGAATGTCGTCAAAGTAGGTCTTCTTGAAGGCACTTCCGGCCAAGGGGAGATAAAAAAGGAGGCGATCCATTTCTGGGTCGTACTCCTCCATCACATGCGTGATCTGGTAGTTCATGAACTCCTGGACGCGGAGAGCTTGGGCCTCTATGTCGGGAGTGGCCGCACCGACAACCTGGGTGCGGACTGGCCCGGAACTGGGAAGAAGTTCTTTATAGGCTTGTGCCTGGAACTGGGTTACAGCCTCGGCTATTAGCGGATGCGTTACACCACTGGAACCACGGAAGGGTTCCTCTCGGTCCTCGTATTTAATGCCAAGAAGCCCTAGACCATCGGTGTAAGCATCCTCCCATTCTTGGCGTCCGCTCTTGTCGTCCTCGTAGTAACCGAGAAGCTCTGAGGAAATCGACATCAGCGCCCGCTCGTCAATTACCTCCGCTAAATTAGCATCGGGCTCCGTTTGAAGCTCTTGGGAAAGCATCTCCTCAAAATTAAGGGTAACGGAGCCGTCTTCCTCCTCCATAATATCGGTAGGTTCCTCAATTTCCTCTATTTCAATTTCCTCGTCATTCATCAACCCTCCCACGGGCATTCCTTGCGGGGGCAACGCCTCATCGATCAAGGAAATAGGTTCTCGAGCCATTAGTTACTTACCTTCTTGAATTTTTCAAATGTGCGGAGGCCACCAAGCCCAAGCATGCCCATGAGAACGGGCATCATTTGGCCCATATCGAGTAAGGGTAGCGGCACGAGATGACCCGTCTGCGCCAATACAAAAGAGAGTACGGGCTGCACGATGTATGTCCAGGCTAGGGCACTACCGCATGCCCACCCGATAAAGGGGCGCCAACCAGCGACAAAGATAGAGCGATGGGCAGCCTCTTGCTTGGAAACTTCCAATTGTGCAAGATCGATTTTTGCCAAGTGTGCCGATAACTGCGCCTCGATATCGCGCTCGGCCTTTGCCCGTGCTTCCTTATCTTCGGGTAAGAAGCGCCCAACGGCCTCCCCCACGATAGATAAGATACTTGGTAATAGTGCGTGAATCATTTTTAAACACCCAGGCCCTAAGTTAACGGTTTCTCGCAACTATGTCACGCGGAGTCACCCTTGATTATCTCAAGTATCTCTAGGGGGAAAAACCGCACATCTGTGATACAACCATCTCGGATGATTGCAACCAAAATATCCGTCTCGATATTTTTTCTGGCAACCAAGATTTGCACTGCCTCAAAACCACGAAGTCCTGTCTTACTGGCAAAGCGTTCCCGCTCATCGATGTCTAGAAAGTCAAAAGAAACGGGGTCAGTTTCCTTTTCCTCGATAAAAGCAATCAAATCGGTCACAGGACGACAGGCAACAGAACCCCCCTCGGCATTGTTGAGGGTGAACACTGCCAAAAATACCACCAAAAGCGCACCGATAGCCCAGTTCGCTTTGGAGCTTTTAAAAGAATGCCGAAGCACTAGGGCGCTCCTCTCTCTGGAAAACCCCAGTACTTCGCCACCGATTTGATAGCCTCGGGCGCACCTAGTTTATACCAGCACGCAGACCCGCTAGGCCAAAGCCCGTCAGGATTGTCTGCAACTCGCCCCAAACCGTAGTCCAACCTGATGCATCACCAGTAAGACCGTTGACTAAACCAACCGCAACCATCAATGCCGCGATTATATATGTCTTGCGTCCGCGTAAGATTTCCATCCGTAAGTCCCTTCACAGATTTTTAAGCTCCCCCATACCCCCTATCCATTTCATCGGGGGCTCCTAATAATATTGTCGTACTTGGGGTTGATATATAGGTTCGTCTTCTTCTTCATCGCTGTCAAGACGAACAAAGCCCCCTTTACGGTATCTGATAAGTGCCATTGACATGGAATCGCAGTAATCATCGAAGTCACCGTTAGGAAAAGCGGCACATTCCTCTATTACTTCCTCGGAAAACTTCTTTTCAGGTGCCCAAACCTTACCAGACTCGAATATCGGCGCCACCATATGCATGCGAGTGTGCTTGTCATTACCCCTGGAAGGCGTGTAATTAACCACTGGAATGCCCATTGTCCTCAACTCGTCCGTGAGCGGTGTACCAGTGGCCTTGGCCTCGATCAGTACCATGTCGGGGTCCCAGTAATTATACTCCTCAAGGGCTTTCGACTTCAGCCCGGGGAAATCCCAGCGCCCGCGTTTGGCATCCATCAGTATAATGTTGTCAGGACCCCCTTCTTCAGGGCAAAAAATACCCCAAGTAGTGATTGCCGAGTAATCCGCCGTCTCCTTTTTGGAAAAAGCCGTGTCATAACTCTGCATGATATAGCTAACCGGGGGGGTGTCGTCTCCCTCCCACTTGTTCCACCACTCCTTCTTGATAATCGCGCCTTCTTCGGCAACCGGGTTCTGCTGCCATTGAGCATTCCACTTGCTGAGCGACAAGGACGCCTTGACCCGTAGTAACTCGTCCTTGTTCCAGTACTCGGGCCATAAAACATTGCCACTGGGCAGAATGGCAGGGAACTCCACCACCTCCCACTGATCAGCCATCACATCGGACGCCTGGGACTTGATTAATTTGCCGGTCAAATCCTTCAACGACCAGCGCGTCATCACTACAACGATGGATCCCCCCGGCTGTAGTCTCTGTCGGGGTCCTGACGTATACCACTCGTAAGCATTCTCCATCGCGCTCTCAGAGAGCGCATCCTGTTCCGAATGGGGATCATCGATAATGAGAAGGTCAGCACCGCGACCCGTAATCGCACCTCCCACACCAGCCGCATAATACTCACCGCCTTGCCCCGTTTCCCAGCGGCCAGCAGCCTTAGAGTCTGCCCTAAGATCGACATCGGGAAAAATCTCCTTGTAAACCTCCAAGCCCATTAAATTCCTGACCTTACGGCCAAACCGCACGGCCAGCTCAGCCGTATGGGTGGTCTGAATGATCTTCAACTCTGGGTTCTTGCCAATGAGCCACGCCGGCAGCATGTACGACGCAAACTCCGATTTGGTGTGGCGCGGCGGCATGTTTACAATGATCCGTGAACCGGGCTGCGTGGCCAGCTTCTCAAACTGTTGCGCTACCTGTTTGTGATGCGCTCCCTCGATAAAGCCGTCATACACGTGCTTGACAAACGGCATGAAAGCCACCTGAGCCTCCTCCCGCGCAGACAATATCCGCCGTGCCTGTTCAAGGGCCAGAATCTCACGCATCACCTCGTCAGATGCATTTAGCACGTTTCCACTCCAAATATTCCGCCGCCTCTTGCACGTTGGCAAAGCAAACAATAAAAGCCGTCTCGGAAACCGCCAGCGGGTCGATTACCGCCGTGATGGCCTCGCCATATTTCTGCTGGCCATGGCCCAAACGCTCGCCATACTCGTCCGCCGTCTTGTAGCCCTTGGCGCGAGCCGTCCAGTAAGCCCTGTTGGTCCATTCGTCTTCGTATTGAGCCAAAGCCCAGTAATGACGGTGCCCGGAAATATACAAGTGCGCTTCCTGGGTAAATTTCGCCCGCTTCTGTTGGGCATGAAGCGGATTCCACTGACTGTGCCCCGGCATGTCATGCGCCGCCCAAACACGAATCGGACGGCCCTCCGGGAACCTAAACTCGATGCGAGCTTGCCAGTCAGAACTCAATGTACCAGGGACCTTGAGCCACTCTATCGGATCCACGTCATTCGGCAGCCACATGTCATGATTGCCCTTGATCAGTAAACACCAGTCCGTCGCGCCCAGTAACCATTGGACCAGTTGCCACGATTGCTGGGCAGAAGTCTCCTGAGAGGCCCACAAGTTCGATAATCGCCCTACCCAGTTGTTGCTCGCATCACCTAACGACGCAGCATACATGCCATCCGTTTTGTTGATAGTATCTAAATCCTCCCGTAAACGCGGCCAATTGCAGCCGTTGTCGTCTACATGAGGGTCCCCCAAGAAGCTTATTGCCAAAGGACCCGGTTTGTGAAAAGTTACCGGTAACCACTCACGCTGCTCCTGAAATTGGCGGCGCTTCTCAAAACGGCGCGTAACATGGTCCAACAAATCGTCAATAGGCATGTCAGGAGATGCGAGCGGCGCAAAAGAATAGTCCTTGGTCCGAGCCCAAGGGAGAACGTACCCCTGTTCCTGGGCCTTTTTCAAACGTCGGTAGTAGGTACGGTAACTGATACCAAGGCTATCCAGAGCTGCCTTGACAATGGTCGGGCTGCTGTGCGACCCCCTATCTTCGTGCTCAGGAGGAATCCACCCCTTTTCATACAGATCCTCAATAGCCTCGACAAGATGTCGAATGTTTTCGTCAAGATCTTCGTGCATGGTTTTTCCCTTGAAAGATCAGATGGCCCTGTATAATGCAACCCCAGCAATAAAGGAATAACGACTTATGGCGGAAATCATACCCCTGGAGCAGCCAGATGAGCCAGAGGAGTACCCCTCGGAGCTTCAATGTCTGAACTGTTCCTCAACATCCTTCCTCATTTTCCCTGATTCCATGATCACTTGCTGTAACTGTGCGGTCGGTATGGAATTGGCAATATACGGGACCCTCTATCTAAAGGAGGCTCCGTCCAATGGCGAATAGCCATAATTATTTGCCCAGGACCCTACTCTACGCCCACTCCCTTGAAGGTGCGGGCGG